CTGCTGGTGTGGGTGGTGCTATTACTGGGCGTGGTGCTGACTTGCTTATTATTGATGATCCTCACTCCGAGCAAGACGCTCTCTCACAAACAGCCATGGACAATGCCTACGAATGGTACACCTCTGGACCTAGACAGCGTTTACAACCTGGTGGTGCTATTGTTATAGTTATGACTCGTTGGTCCACAAAGGATCTTACAGGTAAATTATTAAACGCACAAACAAATGAAAATGCTGATCAATGGGAAATTGTAGAGTTTCCTGCTGTTTTGAACGAAGAACCACTATGGCCAGAGTTTTGGAATATAGATGAATTAAATGGTGTGAAAGCATCATTGTCAGAACAAAAGTGGCAGGCACAATGGCAACAGGCCCCTACCTCAGAAGAAGGTTCAATTATTAAACGTGAGTGGTGGAAAATGTGGCCAAAAGATGACATACCTCCTTTGATGCATATTATACAAAGTTATGATACAGCGTTCAGTAAAAGAGAGACAGCAGACTTTAGTGCAATAACAACGTGGGGTGTATTTAAACCCGTGGAACACGGACCACCGCACATTATACTTTTAAAATCTAGAAAGGGCAGATGGGATTTTCCCGAGCTAAAAGAAGTTGCGTTAGAAGAATATAAATATTGGGAACCAGAAACTATCTTGATCGAAGCGAAAGCAACTGGTATGCCCTTAACACAGGAGCTACGTCAATTGGGAATTCCTGTAGTAACTTATACGCCTAGTAAGGGCAATGATAAGCATGTACGTGTCAACTCCGTAGCTCCCCTTTTTGAAGCGGGACAAGTATGGGCTCCTGATGAACGTTGGGCAGAAGAAGTTATTGAAGAATGTGCAGCTTTCCCTTATGGTGAGCATGACGATTTAGTCGATTCAACAACACAAGCGTTGTTGCGATTTAGACAGGGTAACTTTATCAGTCTAGAATCTGATTATGTGGATGAACCACGATACATTGAACCGAGAGAATATTACTAATGGTAAATTTATTTGACGACGATTCTGGTTTTATAGACCTACCAATGCCTGGAGCTGAAACTGATTCTGAAACAGGCGTAACAGATTTTAATCTTGGTGTAGCTCCTCCTCTAACACAACAACAGAAAATAGATGCTTACGGCCCTAGTGGTAGGGATGCTGTTAGTAGAAACATTATTTCTGGTATGTCAAATTTTTATGATTTCCTAGCTCCTAGTGAAGCTCAACTAGCTAGACTTAGAGCAATACAAGCAGAGAATCAAAAAATAGCAGATCAAACAGGAATGAAACTAACTGAATTAAATCAAATGTTTACTTATGGAGATCCTCGTGGAGCTATATTGGCAGACATGGGGTATGTAAGACCTACCCTTAGTATGAATTTAACACAAGGAAGAGAGTTTTTATTTGGTGCACAGCAAAAAGGTTTTAAGAAATTAAATGAGGGAGCTGACTTTTTAGATCTAACAGGTGAAGAAAAGTTTGGTATTGTACTATCTCCGTTAGATATATTGGATGTAGGTGGTTTAACATTTGGTTTAAAAAAATTAGCACAATTAGGCTTAAAAAAACTTGGACCTAAATCAACATTAGCGGATGCAGCGAAAGATGGAGACATTATGAAAGCAATGTCTGATAGCGAGGCACAAGAAATAATACAAAAACTAAAACCCGTTATAGACGGCGAACAAGAATTTTTATTACGAGCAGCTAAAGGACCTAAACAGAAAAAATCTGTTGCACCAAAAATAAAAGATGCGGAGGTTGTACCAGGTGTAAAGATAAAAGATTTTGATGAATCATTATTACAAACAAAACCTTTGAAACCAGCCCCTACTGTTCAACAAGGTCTTCCTGAGCCTGAAAATATATTTAATCAACCAAGGGATATAATAAAAGATCCAGAACAAGCTGATCCTTTTTTAACACCTGATGAACCTATTGTAGCACCAAAAACAGTAGAAGAAGTAAAAGAAGTAAAAGCAAAAATAGATGCTGTTGATGTAGCACAATTTCAAATTTTTCAAAATTTACCTAAAGGAGTTAGAGGTGCAGGATTAAATCCACAAAAACAAAAAATACTTTTAGATTATGTTGACATTATGAAAAGTGGTGATCCTTTTAGAATAGCAGCCTTATATAGAAAAACACCAGAAAAAACTCTACGGGCTATGAGAGACGCTGCTAAACAACAAAAACTTATTACAGCAGAAGAAATTACAGCCGCTAGAAAACAAGGTCAGATTGTAGGTTTAAAAACAGCAACAGATAGATCACAAGATTTAGCTATACGTGCATCTGATCAAATAGAAAAATGGAAAGCAGGAGAAATAGAATCAGTAGGTGGAGGTAAAATAACTTTTAGAGAACTAATAAAAATATTTAAAGAAGATCCTGAGTTAGCAAAACATATTGGTGATGAAGTAATAGTAGATAAACCATACAAGGGTGGCGCTTTAAAAAATCTAACAAACGAAGAACAATGGTTGCTAAGTTTAGCAAATGGTAAATTACAAACCATCTTACCCTTATTAAAATCTCAACTAGATGAGTTTCCTTTGGCTTCTCCTTATGCTATTCGGGAAACAATAGAACCCACCAAATATGTTAGAGAATTTGAATATGTTTTATCGGAACCACAAAGACTTATTAGAGATGGTGTAAGAAATAAACTAAGAGAAAAAATTAAACAAGCTGATTTTCCTGTAGACCCTGTTCGAGGAAAAGATTTTTTAGCAAAAGGTGTGGAGAGAATAATTGAATCAGGTGGAACTGTAGAGCAGGCTATAGAACAATTAAAAAATATTGATACTGATAAATTAGCGGATCTTATTATTCAACGAGAAAAGTTTAATGTAGAAAGAATGTTTTATAATGATGAGTTAGAAGATATTGCTAATTTATTTGGAGACGGTAAAGTTCCTTTTGATCAAGTTCAACTTGGCCATATAGAGGCTGTTGAAGAAAATATAAACAGAACTCTTGAAATTGATAATTTATTTTTACAAGGACGCACAGCAAACAGAGCGGAACAAGATGTAAGAAAAGAAATTAAACAATTAAAAGCTTTGTTTAAAGAAGCTAAGACAGGTGATGAGAAAAGAGCTATTATAACTAAGTTATTAAATATAGATAAGCAACTAGCTGAGTCAGGATCAATAACAAAAATAGATGGACAAACTTTTGGTGCAATGCCAGAAGATGATTTTTTAGATATAGGAGAAGATATTTTGGACGAAATGAAATATGCTAAAGGTGGTATAGTGGAACAAAGACCAGCAGGTCCAGGTTTACCTGAAGACCTAGATATATTTCAAGATGACCTTCCCGAAGGATCATATGAAACAGCAAATCTTATGTTACCTTTCTTTAAGCTATTGGGTAAAGCACCTGTTAATGAGGTTGCACCAATACCAACACCAAAAGAAAAATTAACAAATCCAACAAAGAAACAAACACAGAGTTTAGAAACAGAAAAAGCTAAAAGAGCAGAAGAAGATATATTTGATCCTACACCTAGCGAGCAAGTAGAGTTAGATCCAGCAATGCCTGTTGAGGTTACACCAATAACACAACAACCAATGACGTCTGTGTTTTATTCAGACATAGAACGTGCAATGACAAACGCACCAGAGCAGTTTGCAAACAAACAAGAGGTCCTTGATTTCTTAAACAAGAACAGAATTAAAAAATCCGAGGTCGACGATTATCGTATCGCGGCCCTTCTTAAATTATATGATGATACTTCACCTATAGCTAAAACAGAAATTATTTCACAAGTACGAACAGCACCAATAAGCGGTATGAAAGTACACGCAACAGGTTCAGGGTCCGAGATCATTAATCCAAATGGCGAGAAAAGTACACGTTATTCAGGATACTTTGAGCCAGGTTCTATACCAGATACACAACGTGAGAGAGTTTTATACTTAGATAAAAATAAATTACCAGGTGACTCGGGCGACTATCCCGTATCCATGTTTGGTGGAGAAACTATAAATCGTCATGACTTTGGTATACCGAATGAAGATAATACTTACATTGTCGGTTGGACGCGGCTCTCGGACCGCTATGGTTTTGTGCCACCAAAGGTAGAAGGACCACAAACGAAAATTAATGTTAGACAAATCACAAAAGAAAAAACAAAAAACGAACGAAGTTTGCAAGGTTTATATGCTGAGGCGAGAAGTAAAATGGAACGACTAGCTAATCAACGAGGAATGAGTCAAGCAGATATTAATGATATACTGGTTGATTTTGGCTCTGATACTCCTAAACTATCTGTCATAGCAAAATATGCTGATCAGTTAGATGAAGTAAGCCCAGGTTTGGTTAATCAGATGGATGAGCTTGTTGTAAGAAATAGAGATTTACAAGAACAGATAACCAAAGCATCGGGCGTTGATCCAAGTGGCGTGGTCCGTGTCACGTTTGCCGATGAGATACAATCCGATTTATTACAAGCAGCGGCAGGGCGTAAACAACAACTGGCCGCGGCCCTTCGTAAGATACAAGAAGACGGCGTTGGTGCTGGCACAAACATAGAAGGACTTAACAGAACCGCACAAGCAGCAATAGAGTTTTTTGAAAAAAATAAATCTGTTTTTAGACCACTAACAAAAACAGAGGATGAAGTAAACGTTGTAGCACAACGTATTAATAAATTAGAAGCAGAGGTAGATGAGGTTGTCAATAACTACATTGCAACAAGAGAAATAGATCAACCGCAGATAGATCGTTTAGCAGGATTGTTAAATGATAATATTAATAACATGTTAGATGAAGTATTGTCTGTTGACTCTAATACCATGGCAGGACTCTTTCCTGACTTACCGTTTAAGAATAGAGACGAGTGGGCAGATGCTTTAATCAAAAAAGATTTATATGAACTAGCCTACAGAAAGTTTGTGTTAAAAGATCCTGATGCTTCAGCGTATTACGCGGTGTCACCATCAAAATATGTAAGTAAACGATATGGTTTTAATGGTAATGCTTCAACATCTGCAGCCGAAAGAGCGGCCGATAAACAACGACGCTTTGATGCTTTTAAACGAAATGGTCAGTTTATAGAGTCACAATACAAAGGTATTGGTATGGACGAGTTTTATGGGGGTCCTAATGCTGTTGATGAAAAAGGTAAACATTACACCTCTTCGATAGAAAAGATTTTAAAGAAACAAGCACAAAGTAATAATTCAGAAATAATTACGATGCCTGTACAATTAAAAGGTGGAAGAGGGTCAACACAATACCGTGTCACCGATCAAAATGGTAATATGGTAGCAACATTAACCAATGAAGATCAAGCAAGAGAACTACTTGTATCAAATCCAAATTATAGAATTCAACCTATTACAATACCTAGCAAAAAAGACATGGAGCCAGTTTTTGCTATTAAAATTACTCCTGAGATGTTAGAACCCTATAAGACACATAAAGCACAAGGTGGACTTGTCGAGCATATTGATATATTTGAGGTATAATGGTTGAAAGAAGAATAACAGGTGAACCCACAGAAGTAATAGCTGAAGAAATAACAGTAGAGACTCCTGACGAATTAACAGTTGAAAACATTGAAATGACAGAAGACGGAGGGGCGTTAGTCAATCCAATGAGTGAACAAGAAGAAGTACAATTTGATTCTAACTTAGCTGAGTACATGGATGAGAAAGACTTACAGGACATATCATCTGATCTTGTTGGTGATTATAAAGAAGATAGTTCTTCTAGAGAAGAGTGGTATGATGCTTACGCAAAAGGATTAAAACTACTTGGATTTAAATACGAAGATAGATCACAGCCCTTTCAAGGAGCAAGTGGCGTAACACATCCTCTATTATCAGAGACAGTTACACAGTTTCAGGCTCAAGCTTACAAAGAATTATTACCTGCAAATGGTCCAGTCAGAGTACAAATGATTGGTAAATCTGATCCACAAAAAGAACAACAAGCTCAACGTGTACAAGAGTTTATGAACTACCAAGTAATGCACGTTATGGAAGACTTTGATCCTGACTTA